ACTGTTGAAGACTTAGAAGAAATAAAGGAGGTGGCTAATGACTGATGAGCATACAAAACTTGAAAGCATACATAGTGCATTACAAGAACTACAACAGGACTTTAATATTCCTTATGACCATGAGCATTTAGAAATTGCTTTTAAGTTTACAGAAGATTTAAGAGAAGCACATTTTAGAAAGGAGCAAGACAATGACTGAGTACGACAAGCAAGTAGAAGATCAACAAACTCTTATCAAGCTGGAGGAATGGCGTAAGCATATCAAGATGATACTAGACGAAAAGAAAGAACCAGATAAACCTTGGAAGCTAGTCATTACTTTTAATGATGATAGCCAACAGATTGAATGGTCTAACTCAAACCATAAACAGATTATACCTAGTCCGCATGATGAAGATACTTTGATACACATGATGAAGGGTGAGGAATATGAAAGGCAAAGAAAATTATTTGACGAAAGGAGAAAGAGCAATGGGATTTAAAATAGAGAAAGATATAAAGATAGTAAACGAGAGAGCAACTTATAGAACTGAATTCACCCAAGCATTAAACAATCTTGAAGTCGGTGATCTTATAAGCGGCCTATCAAAAGTAGATGTATATAAATACAGGGTGAACTTCTATACCAAGAACTTTAAGGATAGGAAGTTTCAGTTCTGGAAAGATCCAGAGACTAAAAGATATCGCATACAAAGGATCGGATAATGACATTCGAGAAAGGAATGACCGAGCTTCAACGCTTGGTCAAGTCCCTTGAAGAAAACATATCAGTTGATGAAGCAATAGATTCTTTTGAAAAGAGTATCAAGGTATCGCAATACTGTGAACGCAAGTTACAGGACGCAGAAGATAAGATAGCATCTATTCTAAATCAGACTGATCCTCAATGAGATCCAGATCTTCCTCAAGGATATCCTCAACAAGCTCTTCCTCAACATCAACAACTTCCTTAACAACTTCAGATGTCCCTAGGATAATCTGATTCTCCAGGACTAACTCCTTTAACCTATTCTCTAGCTGATCTCTACTCATGTTATCTATCTTATGTATCTTCAACTCTTTCCTATCCACCATAAGGCCCGCAAGTTTAGCTCTCGCTATCTCTGCCGTTACTGCTGGGCCGTATGACCCATCAGCTAGGGCAACATCCCTAATCTCTCCTAGCTTCGTTGCTATGCCCTCAAAAGTAATCTCATTCTTAGTACGCTGAATAGATTTCAGCTCCCTGATTCTCTCTTGCACATGAGCATATTGTTCATCACTTAATAATCTTGTAGCGGCCACGCCTGGATTTTCATATCCTGCAAGATGAGCACACTTCGTTTGTTTATAATCTTGATAGACCATAAGGTCGACAAATGTTTCCTGTTTTTTTGTTAGTTTTTTTCTATCTTCCATTTCTATATCCTTACTATATTTCTACTAGAGAATACTATCTCTGCAAAGTAAGAGGGTATTTTAATATACCTCTCACTATAGTTCTCTATAGAGATGCACGTACGCACAGTTGCACGTACCAGTAAAACTAGGGTTCTCAGAGGTGGGTGTGCGTATGTGCAGGCATGTGCAACTGCACAGCCACACATACACCTAAATCGCATGGGAGTGCACCTTTCAGAGGTGGGTGTGCAATTCACCATTTCTCCATTGCACATACGTTTTTGTACAAATTTTGCCCAACCAGGCTTATTTTTATTAGGGGACATCTGTTCCTTTCTCTCCTTGTTACCTTTCTTTTTACCAAATATTTTGTCAAAGTTATCATTAAATTTATCACGATCTTTGGAACGATCCCGACTACCTTTTCCACCATGCCACTCTGTCATTTTCTTTTCCTAAATAATTTATCTGCTTTTCTTTGCCAAGACCATTCTAAAAATCTATTCCAAAGACTACCAATCATCTCTTTCATTCTCTCTCCATGTTTTTAAATATATGTTTGATTACTGCAATCGTCCAGCCGTTACCCAGCATTTTAAAACGCTGACTATTACTGACATGATCTGTGTAGTTGTCGGGTACTGTCTGCAACCTCTCGCATTCCAGGGGTGTTAGCTTACGCCAGTAGACTTCGTCTTGGGTTAGGACATTATCTTTTTGTACTGATGTTACAGTGTTTGACTTCTCATCCTTTCTCAGCTCCAACATCTGCTTAGGCTTTTCTTCTTTCCATTCTACCCTGTTGCCTTCATTGTCTATTGATCTTGCTCGATAAGCTCCTGCCAAAACCTTCGGCTCTCTGTTACCACCCTGACAGGTATTAACAGTAGGCGACTTACCATCTTCGCTATAGACTCTCTTAAGTATGTCATGTCCGTTGATGTCTGTTGCAATGCCTACTTGTATGGGCTTGTCACTTGTCTCTATGTATTGCTCAGAGTTACCTGCTGTTAGTGTAGGTGACTTACCATTCTCACTATAGACTCTTTGCTTAGTCTCATAGACACCATCTCTGTATTCGAACTCCATGATACGCTGATCCCATTCTTCTGATTGAATACCTATACACTTCTTTAGATCAAACCAAATGTCATCTCCAGGTATTGCAAAAAAATCTCCCTTCCTAAACCAATGCTCAACATGGGTGTACTTGCAATCCATTTCCTTTGCTATTTGTTTGTTGCCTTTTCCTGATGTATCTTTCGCTGATATTAAAAACTTCTTTAGCTCCTCTATATCAATGTCATGTTTCCTAACTTTAACTTCTTCTACATTCATACCTACCTTGACGGGCTTGTGTGATTTATCTTTGCTGTCATATATAAGTGTCGTTGAATCAGGGACAGTATCTTCAACAGGAATCATACTCTTCTCAGATTTATCCATACTTCTTTGAGGTCTAGCACAAGGATAGGTTGTTGTTAGACAGTAGGCTTTATCATCTTGGTTAGTCATGTCCGATAATCTATCTTGATTAACTGTCGTCTCCAATATATCCCTCAAGACTATGCCTTTTTGCTCGGGTTGGGTGATGTTGGGTATGTTCGTCCAGTAATATCTCTTCCTTGACTGGGCTGAAACAAGACTGCTACATATCATAGTCGGCTCGATACCAAAAGGTATCTCTGGATAACAAGCTGATACCTGTTCGCTGATTACCTGTAAGTATTCTTTCTTCATTCTTACATTCTCTAATAAGAAATACTTTGGTTTGATTTCTTTTAATAGTCTAATGAACTCGAAGAACAACGCTGACCTTGGATCATCAAACGCCAACTGCTTACCTGCCATACTGAATCCCTGGCATGGACTACCTGCAAGAATTAAATCTACATCCATGTAATCCTTTGGATCTAAATTACATACATCCCCTACATAAATGGTGTCAGGATAGTTAGCCTTGCTTACTTCCATTGCATACTTGTCTATCTCACTAGCGTAATAGGTATCTACTTTGATTCCCATTTGATCTAGGGCTATACGCCCACACGACATGCCGTCAAACAAACTTAATACTTTCATTTCCTATCCTTATAATAAGCATAGATTGATAACAACAATATTCCCATGACTGCTAATAAACTTATATCCATTATTCTTTCTCCTTATAATAAACTCTAACCATATACTTCCTTACTATAGCAACGAATGTAAAGACAGTTACCTGTACCAGTGATGTCACCACCAGGTTTACCTCTAGGTATTTGCATAGCCTTAAGATGCCATAGCTAATCGGGAATGACATGAGCAATCCTATGCCGACATCATTCAATGCTTCTGTCATTGACTCTTGATCTATCTTAATCATCTTTCCAAGGTCGTTTCATTTCATTGTCTGATAAGTAGTACCAAGTATTCTTGCCTGGAACATTGTGTGTCTTGACTCTTTCGCCTAGATACTTCTGCACATGACTCACTGCATAACGAGCGGCCCTCTCTCCCGATGCCATCTCGCTTTCTTTTAATGCCTGTCTTGCTAAGATTTCTAGGTCTTGTCTTGTGTAGAACTTCTGTCTGCTCATAGCTGATGCAACCACCCTTGCTATCTCAACTTCGTCTGGACTATCTTGTGCATCTACCATCTTGAAGTATCCTTTCTCGAAATCAAAGTAAGCTAAATGCTGTTCAGGTTCTTTTGCATTACGAGCTTCATAGAATAAAGTTACGTTTGGTTTCTTACCTGACAGCTTCACACCCGAATCCATCCACCCCGCGAATGCACTACCACCCCTTGCCGACATGAATGACAGATCATCTGCCCTTTCTTTACCAGTATGGTGAGCAATGATTACTGCTACCTTATATAGTTCAATGAGTTTATCTATCCTCGATAGCATCTCATGTATCTCTGAGTTGGAGTTCTCTTCTCCACTAAAGAAATTAATAATAGGATCTATCATCACCAAGTCTGGTTTATGAAACTCAATACTCTCAGCGATAGCATCTATGTCGCTATCCCTCATGATGTTCTTTCTTAATCTGCCTGATGCTATAAGGTTTGACTTGCCTAGGTTGTACAACTCAGGGTCATGATGAAAGGGTTTGTAATACATCTCGATTCTTTTCTTTAAGAACTCATGGATTATCTCTGCCTGTAGCCACATAACTTTGAGAGGTCTTGAGAAACTCATACCCATAAAGTCTGTACCTGTAGTAGCTGCCGCTGCGAATGCTCCTAGCCAATGCGACTTACCTATCTTTGGTTTACCTAGTAGCAACACTCTGGATTGTTCAAAGACAAAAGCATCTCCCCAATACTGCTCAATCCTATCGCAATCCATCGTATCCCAAAAGGGATCGTTAAATGATTTGAGTCCTAGCGGGTCACTGTCTACTGTCTTCTCGCTCTTAGCTTTAGAGAGAGGGTCTTCTTGATCCATGATCTCTTTTAAATCATCTGTTAATTGTATCTGCCACTGACTAGTCTTCCATTTCTGTATGCCTGTATCATCCTCTGGATTTCTTTTAAGATGTCCAGCACAAATACTTTGAGTTGTATTCAATACCTCTTGCACACTCATAGGTGGGTTGTTTGTTTGATTCCAATCCATGGCCTTGATGACCACTTCTCTCATACCCCAACCTTCTAGTATCCATTTGCCTACCAACCTGGCGAGAGTATCGTTTCGCATACCTGTCTGTACACCATCGGATGTAAGAGGAGTTTTACTTTCTACATTGATCTTACCTGTGCTGTTATAGTCATAGATAATATTCATATCTTGGCTTGATAGCATAGGCAGGTCGTCTATAGAATCAACTGAAGCTCCTTCGACAACTTCAAACTTATAATTAACAGAAGGACTGACCATGACATAGCCACCCTCTCCTCTGATATCTAATTTACCTGTAGTGTTTCTTATCTTTAGGTCATCGTTGATTGCATAGAAGTAATGATAGCCACCGCGAGGTGTCTTTTGTTTAAGCATGGTTCTTGTTATCTGTCCTGACTCACAGAAATCACATGCGTCTTGCGTGTCTGCATCTAGCACTACAAATGTTACGCCTGTTATAGCAGCCCAGTTACATTCTGGGAATTGTAGATACCATTGCTTAACTTCATTAAGAGTAGGTTGCTTTGTTATATAGTCAGCCCACTTAACTCTTGGTGTCTTTGACCAACGCTTTTGTAAAACCATATCATCCTCAAAGGGATGTCTGCTTTTAAAGTATTCAGGTATAACATCTGTGGTAGATCCACAAGGTATTAGATGAAAGAAGTTTTCATGGTATGACATGAGCATATCCTTACGCTCATCCTTTGCTATGTCTTGTCCGACCAGGTTTGCTTTTATTTCTATTGGCATTCTTCTACCGATCCATAGATGTTTTCCCAACCTAAAGCATGGCCTGTCATCTTGATAAGTTTCTTGGCTTGATTAACAGAGGGCTGTCTTGTTCCATATTTCCATGATCTTATAGTCTCAATAGAAACACCTAGCTCTTTAGCTAACTTGTCTTCGCCTCGTTTAATAATATATTCTTTAAGTTCCATAGTTCTCCTTTATATAGAAAGGTATAAGCTGGTCACTTACTAGGGGTTAATGATAAAGTTATATATAAATATAAAACACACCAACTCATACCAGATCTTATCTTAATTGATGTAGTGCAATAAGTCCAATGATTTAATACAGAAGTGTTGACTTTATTTCTAATGAGAGTAATATCAATATTGTATTTAAAATGGAGACTAATATGAAAGACTATTCTAAGCTATCCCTACCGCAACTTTTGGTAGAGAAGAAGAAGAACCTGGAAGCCCAAGCTAAACTAAAAGATGAAAGTAGTTTGCTTGATTTTGCAATAACCAAACATCCCGATGTGCATGACCAAGTCAAAAGACTGTCTAACACTGGAGGATCTACTCGCGTACATCTTAATGGCATCATACCAAAAGATTTGCGTGTTCAATATAAAGTTACGAGATCATGGGATCAGAACTTTTTAGCACAAGTCAAACATGATATACCTAATGACTTATTTCCATTCACAACTGTGTATAAGGAAGATACTTCTCTATCTAAAATGATAGAAGAAAATCACCAGGATATCTTTGACAAGTTCCAAGAGGGACTACAAACCAAGATCAATGAAAGGCCATACGTCCAGTTCGTTGATCCATTAAAGGGGGCTGAGTAATGAAAAAGTATTTTAAAGCCAAGGTTGAAAAAGGTTACGAAATACCACCTAAGAAGGAAAGAGGAGATAAGTACATTGATTTTTTAAATAGCTTGGAGGTGGGCGACTCGTTTGTTGTGGAAGATGAAAATGACGCAAATGGAATTAGACAAGCTGGTTACTGGGTAGGCAGAAAGTTTACTGTAAGGAAGACTTACTCTGACGAAGACATAAAGAAGTTTACTTTTAGAATGTGGTACACAGAGAAAGTAGAGCCTATAACTAGGCGTAGCAAAAATCCAAAGAGCCTAAGCCTGATAAACAATGAACAAGAGATTGCCAGCAACAGCTTTAATGATTTGACCAATGGCAGAATACCTAATGATATTCTTTTTCTTGCTGAACAGCTCGAAGAGAACAAAATGATTGTTGAAGACATGAAGAAAATCAACAAGGTCGTACTAGAAGAATTGAGCAAATATAATACAAATTTAGAGGATAAATAATGTCTACATCGAAATTAATACTAGAGATAGTGCAGCTTTTTAAACAGATGGATAAAAAGGAAGCACAGAAAGAACTGATTGAAATACTCAAAAAGATACAGAAGGGAGAGCAATGGAAGCACTAGAATACGAATCAATCTACGGATATTGCAGGGTATCGTCTGATGAGCAAGCTAAGAACGGAACTTCACTTGGCGAGCAGAAGAAGACGATTACCAAGATGTCACTCTACCTTTTTGACAAAGAACCTGATGGTTTTTACATAGACGATGGTGTCAGTGGTACTTTAGACTTTGACAATAGACCACAAGGCAAAGAGCTTACAAGAAACCTAGAACCTAATGATGTGGTGCTAGTCGCCAAGCTGGACAGGTTAATTCGTAGATTAAGCGTGCTTTGTCATATCAGGGATGATTTTAATGAACTAAACATACATTTGTTTGCTCATGACATTCTTGGTGGTGCTGAGTCTATAAGTACCTCTAGGTCTCCGAATGTAAACATGTTTGTCAATATGATGGGTACCTTTGCAGAATGGGATAAGGAAGAAACAGCTAGAAAGTTGTATCAAGGCAAGATGGCATGTGTAGAACAAGGCAGACATATAGGCGGTGGAGTTCCTTTTGGTTATGAGTTAATCAAAGAAGGAAAGCACAGATACCTCAAAGAGATACCTGAACAGCAACAAATCATCCAATATGTGGACAGGTCACTTGAAAGACACAAGAAAAGTGGCAGGAAAACGCCTTGGCGTAGCATTTCTAAGCAAATTGGTTCTTTATACAAGATAGATATACCACCTTGGAAAGTTTCGAGAATTGCTCTTAGAAAGCTTAAAGATAGGGCAAGTGTGTGATATATTTGACCCATGTTAAATAAAGATGGCACATACCCACATGATGTAGGTTCTATTGAGCCAATACCCATAAACGAAAGAACGCCTATACTCGATGTACTTCCATCACAAATAAAAAGTGCAGTTCAGGGTATAGGTGGTTTACTTAACGACCCTCTTATGGCGATGCCCGGTGGCTTCGCTAGGATGCCATTAAAGAAATTAATGCAAGAATTAGCAAAGAGAGAAACTCTTTACAAGAAACATGGTGACACATTCCAAAGAGCTTACAAAGTTCAGCAGAGTGCAAGAAGAGATGGCTACCTTCCAGACATTGATGGAAGCCAAAAAATAATGAATAATGCTAATAACATGGGCAAGAAAATTAAATCAGAAATGGACGAGCTAACACAACTTATAAAAAACCATGGCAACTCTTGATAATATAAATATATTCGCAAACGGTGGTCCTGCTGAGAATACTATTGAAGATGATTATCAAAAGCTTGTAGCTGTAATTAATTCACCCGGAGTTATGGGTACACCACCCACGTTTGAAGAATTTGTTGCTATGCGACAAAAATCCCAAGCAGCAGATGTAGCTAGAAAAACCATGCTTGATGAGCTTGGGACAGGTAATGTTAAGAAAGCTTACGAAGAAGGTTTTACCCAATTGCCAATTCCTGAACAACTTGGAGCTTATATCAATCCAGTTACAGGCATACCGATTGAAACTTATGAAACTGGTTACTTTACTAAAGAAGCAGGTCTTGGTCTTAAAAAACCACAAGAGTTTTTGCTTGATATGCTAAACCCAACCAAAAACATAGCACAAAAACTGCCATTTAAAGCTGAAGACCCTATGAGTGCAGCACTAGCACCTTTAGCAGCACTAGGTACACTCGGTGGTGTTTTTGAATTAGCCAACCTACCCAAAGCAGGTTTAATGGCATTTAGAAGATATCAGGCAAAAACCATGGACGGTGGTGGTGGTGGAATAGGAGATTTACCTGAACCAATAATAGAACCTTCTTTAGATTTAGCAGGCAATTACTCTAAAACACTAGAG